AAGCTATAGTATAGGAATTTTAAATCCCTAATTTCGTCTTAATTCTGTAGCAAGGTTCTGTAGCATGCCATCGGCACTCCCTCACAAGAAAGCGTTTTCCAATCGAATCCGCAAGATGATTCGAGATGGCGTAGCTATGAAGGACATCATGGTATCCATACAGGAGCTACAGGATGCCCCTTCTTCTTTTGCCACCTTCTACAAGATTTACGGTCAGGACATTGCACAAGAGCGTGCTGACATTGTAGGGATGGTAGGCAACAAGGTAGTGCAACAGGCACTAGAAGGTGACTTCAAGTCTCAAGAACTGTTTCTTCGTAGTAAGGGCGGTTGGTCTCCTAACTCTACCCTGAACGAGCAGGAGCAGGACACTGAGGCTGATATGGACGAATCCGCTATTGACGCCCTGATGACCTTGCTAGGGAAGTCCCGACCTGATGACTCTAGCGATAACGGCTGAAGATTTACGGAAGCTCCCCGACGAAGAAGTAGCCTCCCTGATGGACCAGCTAGGTCCAGCTAAGGTAGAAGAGCTACAGCACACTTGGGAGTTCTGGGCTAGACCCAACCAACTGGAGCCTAAGGGCGACCATTGGGATATTTGGGTAGCCTTGGCAGGACGAGGCTGGGGCAAGACCAGAGCCGGTGCAGAGTGGGTAAGACACCGCATCCGTAAAGGTGACAAGATTGTACATTGTGTAGCACCTACTAAAGGTGATGTACGCAAGGTGATGGTAGAAGGCGACAGTGGCCTTCTGAATGTATGTTGGAAGGGTGATAAGACGTATAGGGGAAAGCATATCGGCTACCCTGAATGGTCACCCACTAATAACACCATGACATGGGAGAATGGAGCTAAGGCTGTATTCTTCTCGGCAGAGGACCCAGAACGACTCCGGGGACCGCAGGCCTACTCAGCATGGTGTGATGAGTTGTGTGCTTGGCGCAACGCCCAAGAGACTTGGGATATGTTGCAGTTTGGGTTACGACTTGGTAAGCACCCTCAGGTGTTTATCACCACCACCCCAAAGACCACCAAGCTCTTACGGAATATCCTTGGTGACGATAAGACCGTAACCTCCACAGGTTCCACTTACGACAACCAAGACAACCTAGCTTCTACGTTCCTAGACGCCGTTAGGAAGACCTACGAGGGCACTAGGCTAGGCCGACAGGAGCTATACGCAGAGATACTGGATGAGGCCTCTGGAGCCTTGTGGAGCCGTTCTCTGTTAGCCGAGTGTGAGATAGAGAAGGACAGTGTTCCTGATTTGAACAGGATTGTCGTCTCTATCGACCCTGCAATCACCAGCAACTCCGAGTCAGACATGACTGGTATTGTTGTAGCAGGGGTTGACGTTAATGGTATCGCTTACGTTCTGGCAGACTGCACAGGTCGCTACACGCCTCAGCAATGGGCTGCAAGGGCAGTGTCACTCTTTGAAGAGTACCAAGCAGACCGCATTGTCGCCGAACGTAATCAGGGCGGGGATATGGTTCGCCATACTCTGCACACAGAGTCTGAGACGGTGCCTGTCAAGCTAGTCCATGCTAGTCGTGGCAAGATGGCCCGAGCAGAGCCTGTCTCCGCCCTGTATGAACAAGCTAAGGTGAAGCATGTAAAGGGCCTCAATGACCTAGAGGACCAGATGGTCACTTGGGAGCCACTAGGCTCTGTAGGCTCACCAGACCGATTAGACGCCCTTGTATGGGCTATTACGGACCTATCTCTACAGGGCTATGCCAAGCCCCAATTAAAGCTGGCGTATAGCTCTGCGAAAGGACTGCGTTAATGCCCAAGAAGCTCTCGGAAACAGAAGCCAAGAAGATTCTCGGTGTAGCCGGTGATAACACTCACAACGGCCAAATCCGAGCGGACGAGTTCCTTCCAGAGCTTCGTGGCAAGAAGGCTATCCGTAAGTACCGTGAGATGCGGGACAACGACAGCACCATCGGTGCAGTTATGTACGCCACTGAGCAGGTACTCCGAGACGTAAAGCTGAAGGTAGTCGCAGCTAACGACTCGACAGAGGCTCTAGCAGAGAAAGAGTTTGTCGAGACGGTCCTGACGGACATGGACCACACTCTGGAAGACCATATCGCAGAAGCCCTTTCTTCTTTGTCGTATGGCTTTGCTTGGTTCGAGGTAGTCTACAAACGTCGAGGTGGCCCTAACTTCCGAGACTACAAGCGCTACTCCAAGCACACTGACGGTCGCATCGGCATCCGCAAGCTGGCCATCAGAGCGCCTTGGACGGTATCTAAGTTTGATGTAGACCAGAAGTCCGGTGACGTACTAGGTCTCTATCAGGAAGGCTCTCAGTTTGGCAAAAGCCATTATATCCCTGCTAACAAGTCTCTATACTACAAGACCACGGCAATTAATGGGGACCCTTCTGGTCGTAGCATTCTTCGCAATGCTTACACTTCTTATGAGTATCTGAACAACCTTCAGGCTATCGAGGCCATTGCAGTAGAGCGTGAGCTTGCCGGTATCCCTGTAGCCCGTATTCCCTCGGAGTACCTCTCTTCAGATGCTTCCTCGGCTCAGACGGCCTTCAGAGCCAACCTAGAGGATATCCTGCGAGATGTAAAGTTCAACGAGCAGGGTTACATCATCACCCCAAGTGATACCTACCCTGACAAAGACGGTAGCCCAACTAACGTCCGTCTTGTAGACATCGAACTTATGTCGTCCAGCGGGACACGCAACATTGACATCGACCCGATTGTTAGCCGCTATCAGCATGACATTGCTCGTAGTGTACTGTCTGAGTTTCTTCTACTCGGCGCACACAGCGCCGGTGGCTCGTATGCGCTATCTAAGTCTAAGACCGACCTATTTCTTAGAGCATTGGAAAGCTACATTGGTGCTATCACCGACGTACTCAACAAGCAGCTTATTGAGCGACTCTGGCAACTCAACGGCCTTTCCTACGATACTATGCCCTACATCGAAGCAGGTGATGTAGCTCCGCATGATCTCCGAGAAATCGCAGCCTTCCTGCGCAACCTTAATGGCGCAGACATCAACGTGTCTGACCACCCCGAAGTTATTCAAGACCTTATGGACATTGCGGAGCTTAGTTATGAACCTGATGCGACTTCCCGGCGAACTGTACCAACGGATAAGCCGTCGAGCTAAAGAAGCCCGAGAGCTTCAGCACCTCAAGAGCATGACTGATCGAGAGCTTGCTGACATCGGACTCACCCGTAACCAAATCTATGAAGCCTTCTTTAAAGGACGTAAGTGATGCCCTACAGCAGTAACGCAGACCTCCCAAAGGCAGTCCGTCAGACTGTCCCAGAAGAGAAGCAGGGCAAGTTCCGGCAAGTGTTCAACTCCGTTATGGAGGACACCGGCTCCGAACAACGTGCCTTTCAGGCTGCGTGGTCTGCTGTAGAGAAGGTAAAGACCTCTACCTTGGCTGAGAAAGCCAAGAACTGGAATGCAAAGCATGGAGCTTCTAAGGGCCGCATCTCGGCTAAGACCCTTCGTGCTGTATATGACAGGGGCATTGGTGCCTACAAGACCAACCCCGGCTCTGTGAGGCCTAACGTCACGTCTAAGGAACAATGGGCAATGGCCCGAGTAAACAGCTTCCTAAAGATTGCCGCTGGCCAGAAGTCCGCTACGCATGACAAGGACCTACTGCCGGAGAAGTCTGTGAGCAAAGCCGAGTATCGTGGCAAGAAGGTAACTCTGGACAAGCCCTTCCGTTTGCCTGCTGGCTCCACCAAGAAGTTTGGTGTGTATGTAAAGTCGGGCGACAAGGTAAAGAAGGTTACCTTTGGTAGCCCCACTATGGAAATTCGTCGGGATGACCCTAAAGCTAGGGCCAACTTCCGAGCTAGACACAACTGTGCTGGTAAGACAGATAAGACCACACCGGGATACTGGTCCTGTAAAATGTGGGAACCGGGTGTTTCTGTGAGCGAAATGCTCGCAAAGAACGAACCCGAAGAAGAACAAGCGAACCTTGAGGGTCAAATCCTAAAGACAGATGACGAGCAACGTCTGGTTTATGGTTGGGCCTCGGTCATCACTGAAGATGGTACACCTCTGGTAGACCGTCAAGGTGATGTTATTGAAGCCGACACTATGGTAAAGGCCGTGAATAAATTCATGGAACATATTCGTGTTGGTAAGATGATGCACAAGGGGGATCAAGTAGGCCAAGTGGTCCACTCGATGCCACTCACTAACGAGATTGGTGAAGCCTTGGGCATTTCCAGTAGCCGTGAAGGTTGGATCGTAGCATTGAAGGTATTCGATGATGAGGTCTGGTCTCTGGTAAAATCTGGCCAACTTACGGCCTTTTCTATCGGCG